TTGCTGATCTGGCATAAATACGCACCCATCCACACTGTCTGAGGCAAACGAGATCCAAGTGTCAATAGTTTGGCCAACGAGGACAGTAATTGCCTTGGTTCCATTTATCGTTCTGGATGGGTATTCACGGGAGACCGTTGCGCTATTTACTACCGGGGTTACGTTTTTAAGGTTACTGACCAAACGGATTCCGAAGTAAATTTTGATCCCAGAAACAGTCGCCGCTTCTGACAGAAGGTTCCTGGCCGCTTGCCCAAGATCCAGCAACTCATCTATTGCAGAATCCGATGATATGTCCGGATCTCGCCAAGTGTATATTTGAGCATACCGTTTATCCCCCTCCGGTTTTAATATTTTACCGCTCAACGGTTGAGCAACACTTAACGGGATCATTTCTTCCAACAGCCACTCAAACCAAGATTCTGGCCCGGTCTCCGGGGCGACAATGGAAGGGGTCATTACCACAGCACTTCGATAAGTTCCGTGGTCCTCATAATAGGCAGAGATAAACCACCCCTCTCCATAGTAATGGCCATTTGAGTCAGTGCCCAATACAAGGTTTCCAGAGCCATCAACGGCGGTATTCACATGCAACCCCCCGGTCGTAACATCCGGCCAAAGGCTCTTATCTGGAAGAGGTTTAATCCCTATTGTATGGTCGTAGTCCAACACAGTGAACGCGGCACTTGGAGAAATGTAATCACATGCGGTTTTCAACCAAATGCAGAACACCAGACCGGCAGAGGTCACAAGTGCATCTAGTTGATACTGAGTAACTTCATAAGGTATCAGTTCATCGCCGAGCCCGGATATAGGATGTGCATCTTCCGGCGTAGCTATTATTAACCCAGTCTCATCATCGACCGGCAACGCTAGATATTCAGCCTCGCTCATTTGCCGCAATATGTAGCCTCGTGGATCTTGCTGAATAGGCTTATCCCAAGTAAGCGTAATCTGGGTTCCTACGATATTAGAACTAATATCCGCCATGGTGAGCGGCTCTTCACCGGGGCATGTTATCTTTGTCAGGGCACAGGTTGCTTCAGATTGATTTCCATACATATCAACTGCCCGAACACAAACTTCCTGAGTTCCTTCAGAATCAAACTTCCTCCATGTATTACTGGCGTAATAAGAGGATTCCACAATGATATGGTTCAGGGCGGCCTTTTGGAAATTAACCCTATAGACTCCTCCCATCCCGGTAATACCAGGAACATCATCCCAATCACACTCATACTGGAATTCCCAATTACCCGCGTTAAATTGCCAAATGAGATCCAGGGTAACATTCTCTGGTGCCGGAACGGTGCCGGTGGTTGGGCTTTCCCCGATGGTACTTCTACCAGTAGCCTTCCAGACTTCCGGAATATACTCAAGCATGGTCAACCTTGCAGTAAGGTCAGAATTGTACTTGATGTTCATTATCTGGAAATCTTGGGTGACAAGTTCCTTCCTCCCCCACACCAGCATTCCACCAACTTCAGGGATTCCAAAAGCATCACTAAACTCTATTAAAGTTGGATCAGTGTCATCCAGCGTAATAGCAATTGGTCTAGTTAGTATTGGAGAGCTATTGACAAATAACCGGAACCGTATCGAAGTTCCAGATGAGTCATATGGAATAGGCTCCCCAAGTTCAGCGGTCACAATTCCGCCTGCTACCGAGACTTCACGAAAATAAGCTACCTGCCCACCCATCTTCAATACATCATGCGCCATTGATAGAACATCACCTTCCAGAGAGATAAGGTTTTCTATATCCATGCTGACATTCACATACTCTCTGCGAAGCCTGTTCTGCGCCAGATAAAAATGCCCAAGAAGTTCAGCCTGATTTGAGTCCGTTACACCGGGCAGCCGGATAGTCTCAAATATAGTCGCCTTCCAAGGAGCCGTTGATCCAATGGCATCATAATCACTACCTGGGTCGTCGATGGTCCCGGCAGAGAATCCTTCCTCATAAACAATTACCGTAGCTTCTGTGGTTGACAGGAGCGGGAGGTATTTCATCTTTAAGGCATGAGTCTTTTGGACATAGGTTAACGTGGCCTCTAAACCCCAACTGTTTTCCGGGGTGATGAGTTGCGTTGGAATTGGCTCAAGTACACCCGTGTCCTCGTTGAGTTCATAGTTCTCAGGATCTCCATCAAACAATACGGAATACTTACCATCTGGCCTAATCGGCATGGCCATACCCGCAGCACAAATCGTTTGTAGGAGTTCTCTTATGGTACTAACCGAATCCACAACCAATTGGAAAGTTAAATACATATCGTCACAGAATTGTGCCCATCTGGACATGGCGGCAAGGTCAACAAAATCACCGAGGAATTGATCTCTTAATATAGGAACTGGTCGGTCGGAAGCATTCCCGAAAAGAACATTCATATACACCCACGCCGGGTTTGATCTGGGGGAAGTTACTCCTTTCCCAAGGTTATCTCCCCAAGTAAGGGAGTCATCATAATCAAGCCATTCAACCCCGTCATCGTCCGTGTGTGGAGTAATGTCGTATGATCGAACATCCCCATCAACTTCCAGACTATATGGTTTCAACTGCTGCCCGATTATATTGTTCGCCTTCACCGTAAGCCCAATGATCCCGTAGGCCAAATTTCCGGAGTTAGGTGGGGCTATTACAGCGGAGCCTGGAGACTTAGAGTTGATAGCATTTAACACCACACTATCCACCGAGTTCTGTGGGGTCACTGATCCTTTGAAGATGCGGAACTGTTGCTTAGATTGACATTGAAGCCTGATCCCGAAGTGCAAGGGGTTTCTTGTCAATCCGGCAACTTGGAATCCTGCGGGATAAACATTTTCAGTAATGTAATATTCAGCATCACCATGGACATACTCTCTATCTAAAAAAATGCGGTACTCGGTAAATCTCCCATTATCAGTTACACCTACTACAACTGGGTCAGCAATTACCGTGTATCCTCCACCCGGCAGCTTTTCAAAACACTTTTCAGGGGCTACATCTTGATCGTTGTAATCGGCATTTGAATCACAAACCGCATCAGTAGCCGGGTAGAATAGAAACCCTCTACTTGGAGGAGTCATCCGTTTATACTCCGGAACCTCCAAAGTATTCTTTACGGCAATAATTATTTCCGGTTCAATCGTTTCATCTTGGTCCAATGCTGTGGTAAACATGCACCGGAGTTCATGGAAACGGAACTGATGAAGCTCTATTACTTCTGGATCTCCGTCATAATATCCCTGATCTAACGTAAACCCTATGCGAACATAATCGCCCAAATGGACCGTTGCTCCCAATTCAAACTGGCACCAAAACCGTTGAGGTTGATCCCCTGAAGTTAAAGTGGTATATCCGCTTTCTGCTCGTATTCCTCCAGCAGTCGCCTGGGAGCTGGCCCACATGTATCCTTTTCTATCCAATATGCCAACGGTCCCTTCAAAAGTGTTGTACTTAGCCGCGCTTGAAACAAAAAACTCGAACCGGTAGGTGCCTGCTGCAAAACTACCACCGGCATTTGGCTTCATGTCATAGTAAATATTAAACCGTTTTCCAGGGACTTCTCTGCGGCAATGATATTCAATAACTTCGAGAGAAGTTATCCAGTCAGTATATCGAAAATCAAAAAGATAGACATTTTTCCCGCTATCTGGGCCTTTATTGTCTTCTCCTTCTCCACCATTCCAGAGTCCTCTAGTTTGGTCGGAAAAAGCATAGCCGTCGTCCCTATATAAATCTTTTGAAGGGGCTACAATATTTATGGCATCACTATCAGCATCTCCGCTGACCACCTTACTAATTTCTCCCCAATACTGCTGCACGAAGTTTTCTTTTTCAATACTCCCTTCAATATAAGCAGCCTCCTCCCGCATACAAGAAGATAAACCCTCTTCTATAAAATCACTATTCTCTATATCCTTCCAGTCACCACCCGATCCAGTTTGAATTTTTACTGTGGCCCGATGACCAACAACAACCCCGCTACTATCAGTACGAAACAAACCGCTCGGGAATACGAAGTCCAAATAGCATTCGTCCGAGCCATTTGCGGACTGTACGATAGTAGATATTAACTTCATATCCGCTCCGCCCTCCTCGTCTATTTGATCGAGGGTTTCAATCAACGGGAGGTTAAACCCAATAGATTCTGATTCATGTCTGCCGTGATAATTTCCTGGCTGCCCGGTGCTATACCCGGTAATTCCATCAGCATTTAACTTGTAATAAACTTTCCCGGGGTATTGTCTAACTAGATCATTTTGGTCCTGTACCAGCAAAGCCTGAATGTTAATCCCACCAAATTCAGCGGTGGCTGTATTAGGCACAGCATAATAGCCAGTGCAATAAAGGGCATGGAGAGTTTGTTTACACGCGGATTTTATGACGTAAGGAACGGCTGCCAGATCAGGGAAAATTCTATGATGGCCGAAAATCTTTGGAATAACTCCTCCAATCCGGGCACGGTTGCTCTGAGCCGTTATCATGGCGCTAGGAGCGAACGCCTCTTCAGTTGGTGCCATGCCCTCGACGTTGTTGTTAGATGCAACGGGAGGCTTGAATACCGCCCCTATCAACAGATTACCAACAACACCAACGGCTAATCCGGCTAATTGGGCACTACTTAGTCCGAGGACCACATTGGCCGAAGTGAAATACGTTCCAAATATAGCCCCGGAAGCAATACCAGCGGAGAAAATGGATATGGCAACAGCGGCGATTAACATCATCGCTTGTTTGCCCCCTCCCTCGCCACCACCCGGCACAACGACGAACTGGACATGATCCCCTGGTTGCACCATATAGTCCCAGTCATCCAAACGAATGCCATTTAGAAATACATAAGTAAGTTCTTTACTTCCAGCAGGCCAAGCTATCTGTTTGAAATAATCTTCAACTGTACTGTAGTCAGGCAGGCATACGGGAGCAAAAGTAAAGTTCTCAAAGACATTACTCTTTGCCGAGACCAGCGGTGTATTTAAAGTAGCTAGTTCACCCATCTGTAAAATCCTTCAATTCTGTTTTTCCACTTAGTTGTGGTGAATTTTTCAATACAAGAATTAGACCCGCGTAAAGAATGCAACATCGACTCTGGCTTAACTACTACCCCACAATGTATTGGTCTACCACCGATCAACAATAATACAATATCCCCTGGTTCCGGATTATTGACTTTGAGAAACTCATCGCTATGGGAAAGGAATCCAGTATCCGCAGTTTTCCAAGTTCCAGCGAAATTGTAGTCTGGTATCTGTTTGCCGAAGACCTTATCCATGACAGCAACAACCAGTTGATAACAGTCCATCCCCGGCTCATCTCTAAACCCGTATGGGATGCCTATGAATTCAGTAACCCGGCTCATAATGGAATCGAAGTTCCAAATAAACCAGGGAAATTATAGTGTTCGTAGAAAGGATGATTAGAAGGAAAAGCTCTTCCAAGAACATCATCCTTAACCAAAGTTCCGGTTATCACGGTTTCATTCCATGAGACATCTATCAAATCTAAATCGGTAACAAACAGCTCAAGTCCATAAGTTTTTGCCTGTGCTGTTACTACATCCCCCGTAACTGTAATCCATACGTTAAGGACCATTCCCAAACTGTAGTTGAGCTGCAACGGGTATTTAGCCACCCGCAACACATCAACCAGGAGTCGATCAATATTATCAAATTCCAACTTTACCGTTTGCTTCCTTGAGATTGTAGAATCCGAAAGGGTGACTTTGAAAGGGAACGCTATGTGCGCTCGCTCAATAGCACCGGCACCGGGATCTTTTGCTAACGTGGTGACGTTGTTATCGCACACATACAATCTATCCTCACCTTCTACGGTAAGAGTTTGAAACTGGTCCTTTACCTTTTGGCTCTCCCTGTGGTGTAGACCGATAGACAAGAAACTAACCCACGCGGCTTCCGTATCGTGATCGGTTAACGATTCAAAACCCAACGCGCTTAACGTAGTTCTCGGCACTTACAATTCCTCCCATTCCATTGAGGCATTGAATCGAAGCGGACCATCATCAGATGTCTGTGGCGGTTTTAGGAAGCGGTAATAATGGGTCTTCCCATCATACGGATGCGGGAACGTAAAGAACTTATACCCTCCCTCTGTTCCCCCTGTCCCACCGGTTCCTGACCCTTCAAAGAATGCGCGAAGTTCTACAAAATCATACCCCGCGAAATTCATCGTAACTTTTACCGTTCTCATCGGCAATGTGAAACGTCTGCGGGTCTTCGGTGGCCCAACTGACATAGAAGTGCGAACCCGCATGTCGTTTGTTGCTTCTTTCCACCCGGTAACACAAGGCTTATCGCAATGAGTGCATCCGTATAAATTGGTCGGCCAAGCTACAACTGGAACCTTTATCGGCGGAAGACTCGCATACGGCGCAATAGGGATAGTCATATCTTACCTCTTATCTAGGAATTGGCCGTGCGCCAAATTGGGTTCCAAACATGGAGTTGGCACCACCGCTCCCCACATAATTATCTACAGCTCGTTCAATTATAACCTGGATGTCCATTCCCCCATTACCGTTTGGTCGTTCCGTAGTGGTGGCTTCTCCACCGGAGTTATTGATAACATTCACCGTGGTTCCTCCGCCAGTTGATTGAACCCCGAGCTTACCATTTATACGGGTTAAGGGCATTACAGCTTCAGGTCCAGCTTCCCCCATGAGCCCTATTCCATCGGCCATAGGGAAGATTGTCGGAGAAGAAACTACTCCACCAGAGGCAAAAGCTGTAACCTCATTACCCCCCTGGAAAACAGCACCATCTGCAAAAAGAGAAGGAAACGCTGTTTCCAATGCTTTAATCATTTGTGTCTGAAGGATTACCTTTGCAAGACTGGCTACCATTGATTCTGCCATGTCGGCAAAACTTGTTTTTCCAAGCAAAGCAAAGTCCACAATAGCATCAGATAAATCCCCAGTGAATCCTTTTATCGCTCCACCAACTGCGATGGTCAAGGCTTCGCCCATGGATTCAATATCAGGTATAACCTTTGCGGAAACAAGTCCCAGTTTTTCCTGAGCAGCAGTTAACTCTTCCAGCGAAATTTTACCTTGGTTGAATGCCTCAACCAACTTCATCTCTTGTTGCCAGAGGTATTCTTGCTCTTGATCCAATGCTATAACTGAATCTATATACTCCTCCAAACTGGATACTACCTGTGCAACGCCACCAGGAATTTTATCCAGCTCTGCCATATATGTGCCCGACCCAATGTTGCCGAGGGTCATCTGTTCATCCAAGTAGGCATGTTTCTGGAACAACAGATCCACAGCATTCTCAGCTTTCATAACTGATTCTGCATATTTTTCCATATCTGTCTTTTTATCTGAGCCACCTCCGCCCCCGGACAAACCAGTATTTTGGAGTTTCTTCAGCTCTGCTTTATCCAGATCCCTGAAAATTTTATCAATTCTATCCATCTCAGCGCCCATCTCATCATCGCCGCTGAAATATCCTTCATACAAGTTAAATCCAAACAAAGTGGGCAAGTCTTTCAACTTCTCCCTTAGCTCCGCCATCCCCTTCTCAGCGTAAGCTATCTTGACATCCCATATCTTTTTGGCGTCTTCCGTGTTCGCCAAATCTTGTAACTCCCGCATATTCTGTATTTCTAAATCGTGCGCCCTAATAGCTTCCAGCTCTTCTCTATGCTCCTCCTCCAACCTGGAAATAGTGACACTTTTCAAAGTAACCCCTATGGTTTCAAACATACCACTTATGGAACCGGCACTTGCGGCCATCAAACGTAATCCATCTATTACAAAGGACATAAACCAAGCAAATCCGGCTTTGGTTGCTGGGTCGTTCAATGTCCTGGCTAATGCGTCAATAGACTCGGCAATAGTGTCTATTCCATTGTCCGCTGCACTTTCGTTTAGCAACGATTGCCAAGCGGTCTCTAAGTTAGTCATAGCCCGGTTAACAGTGAGAGGAAGACCCTCGACCAGCTTTTTATATTTTTCCTGCTGTTTAATCAGAGCATTGAACACCACCGTTGTTGTCAACAGCCCGTCCTTAGACATTTTCTTGAGTTCCCCGCGAGTCTTGTCCAACGCAGTAGCAAGCAGATCCATCAACGCCACATTATTCTCTGAGATTGAACGATACTCGTCGCCAGCCAACTTACCGGAAGCCATAGCCTGTGATAACTGAAGCATGGAGGATCTGGTTTCCTGGGCAGATGCGCCGGAGAGCCGGAGAGTAATCGCTACAGTTTCGGTCGCACTAATCAGATCCTCATGGGCTACCTGCAACCCCTTCATTGACATCCCCATACGGGCGTACAGGGTGCCAATAGCATCATAGGAACTATAGGTATCCATGGCGACCTGATTAAGATCATCCTGGGCTTGCTCTAGCCCCACAGTAGCATCTGCAACCAGCTTGATCCGACCACCGAGTTCCTGGTAGGAATCAACTAAACGGACAGCACCTTTAATTGCTCCACCGATAAGGTTAGCCCCGACCAATAAACCAATGGCACCATTCAGCCGAGTAAAAGACTGCTGAAGACCGCCCACGGATTTCTGGGTCTTCTTTAGAGTCTTGTCCATATTACCTAACTGCTTTGCGGCATCTCGGCTGACAACTCGGATTCGTACAAAGTGCTCTTGTGATGTAGATGTGGGCATAACTCAAGCCTCCGTGACAAATCAAAAGTACAGCATTATTTATCTTTATTGCTGTGTTCCTGTTGTATTCCATCTAACGTAGAAATGCAATGATTCAGAAGTTCCTCATCTTCACCATTCAACTTGTTTACCGCAATATACAACTGAATTGCGGTCCATGGAATAGGGGCGAACCCGAAACCTACCGGGCGACAAGTGGAAAGTTCTATATAAGCATTCCATAACCATTCCACTCCATCAATCTCTGGCCTGTTTTCCAAGGCTTTAGATTCGCCGCCTGAAGCAACCAGATCCTCTAGGTTCCTTTCATACTTTCCCCATTCCAATTTCCACGTTACGAGTTTCCCAATGGATCAACCATTGCCGTCAACTCTTCTTTTCTGAACGACGCCATGTTCATAGCGGCATCCCGAATAATATCGAAAACATCCGGCATCTCAACGAACAACTTAACCACGTTCTCCTTGGTCAACGGGGCATCTTCATCCGAGCCTTCAAACCGAATCCCTTTCCAGCCAATAACAACGGATTCGGCATAAATTTCATAATGCAAACGATCACTCGTAGCATCATCCATTTGTTTAGCCTGCATCCGGCGTTGAAATGGTGCCGTGATTCTGGTGTATGATCTACCGAACTTCTTGTTTCCGCCACCAGCGCGAAGAATCCGGATACTGATTGATTCACTCAGATCGACATCAATCCCTAGTTCACCTTCCAAATCATCGTCACGTTTGTAAAGATCTAAACCTTGAAAACCGCTCATAATTCACCTGCGTATCTTATCCTGCGAGATAATAAGGAGGGTGTGACACGGAAATAATCGACCGCAGGAACCGATTATTCGGGTGGCCGCATCACACCCCTTTTCTTTAGACCGGCTCAAGTGTTGAGTCGCCCCATTGGATCGTCAACGTAGACTCCTCAGAGCTATCGTACAGTGCGTTCATACTGAGGTCATTAACCACATCGGTTCCTGTCCCACCGGCAACCACAGAATCCCCGGCAAACTTCATCCGGGGGAACAAGGAGGAAAACATCCCTTCAAAAGTAGTTATCGGAGAATCTGCTTTTTGCACACGGAACAACATCGTATGTTCTGACTGAGCTAACACGGCTTCCATCAGCAGGTTATCTGAGAAATGAACCGTCGCTGTCAAATCAACTTCACAACGACCAATGGCAACATTTTTATTGAACAGGGAACCTATGCACTGAATGCCACGATAATTATTGTTCAAAGTGAACCCGAAGTTACCGAAACACCGACCCAGGGCAGCATCCGTAAGTGGCGCCCCGCCGAACTGAAGATTAACAACATCCGGGGATCTCAAGACAACCGGATCAACAACAGGAGTAGCAGTAGCAACATCAACAATATCAATAATCCCAGCTTCCCCGAGGCCAGTGTCACCCGTCGCACCGACAACATACTCCTTACCAATTAGGCCAAGGCCGTAAGCCACAGGGCTGCCAGGGCTCGTATTGACGTTGAGTGTATTTACAACTACGCCAGTTATGATGTGATACAGGAAATCTACATCAGGGGTTCCCTCTGGATCAGGAAACCGTTTTACAACTACCAGGGATTTTTGAAGCACTCCGACTTTTACCTCCTCCATGTTCGCCGGGTCAGCTCCTCCTACTGGGGCTGGGGCAGGATCAACATCATTTGCCATTGCAGATTCAAGCACTAACTTGAGAGCTGGACAAATTACCAACTCGGTACTAATGTCTCCTTGGGCATTGATCCCGTTCAACAGGGAATCTAGCACCTGTCGATTATCACTCTGCAAATTAGACAGGGATACTTGAACCTCGGGCATCATCCCTTCCGACGTTATAGGTAACTCATAAAAGGTAGTAGGTAAAGCGGTTTCAGAACCGTAATCATCGGCACCTTCTTCGCCTATGGAAATGCGAACTAAATCACTGGATACAGGCATGAGGAGTCTCCTATTTTATGCCGAATAATTATAAGTGTATTGGGCAGCAACTTGATACCCAAAAAAGTTACCACTTGACGCATTCACCTGTGAAGGAAATGCGGTTTCGGGTGGATCTACCGTGGTAAATCGAAGACCACCTGGAAATGACGCCGATCGCATCAATGCCCGAACACTCTCTGCGTACCCAAGGGCGACGGAGCTACCGGTGCCGGAGGCTACAAACACTGTAATGATAACCTGCCCTTCCTCCAGATAACAACTAACAGAAGAGCCGATTGACAACTTGGACTCACCGGATGAAATAAACCCATAGGTTAGCCATGGGGCAAGATCCTCTGGGGGATCATCAAATTCATTCTCTTCACCGGCGATTGTTGTACTGCCCCAATTAGCATCCAAGAAGGCTTTTACTGCGTCCCTTACAAATTTACTGCTCATAGTACCCCCTTCGTTACGCTCTTAGGCCGAATGACCAGGGCTGGATAAAACTGGGAAGTCATCCCTAACCTTGCCCCAAATTTATAGGGGAGTGACAATTGGAGCCGAGTGTATTTTATTCTCACGCTTTCTCCAAACCTGGCTTTGGCCGCCCGTTCGATCGCCCGGTACACCCCGCTAGGGGCTTGCATGGACCATGCGAGGGAACGAGTCTTTGATATAACCATGTTCCCTTTGTTCTTCCCTCGTTTTATTCTCCGTGCTCGGCTGGTATGGGTCAAGCCTCCACCGTGCTCTATACGACGAGCATAGGGCATAGTGTTAACAAACACATGCTTGGACCCCTGAGTATGCTTCACGGTGTTAAAATTCCGCCGGAAGCTAACAATATTCGTGGTGTTGTCGATAGACATTACCGCTCGGCCATCTACCATGTACAAATGGGCATCTTCGTAATGAGATGACCGGAAGCCCTTAACATCCTGTGGACGCTTATTCCGATATGGCGACCGTATAACCAATTGTTCCGCTATCCAGGCCAACATTTCATCCATGGTGGAGGAATTATTCTGGTAAACGATAGTTCCCCCAGACAGGACCCCGAACTCACTGGCGCCCAATTTATTGTCCACCACCTTCAGATAGTCAGTGGATAACTTTGGGAACCGGTTTGTCATCTGATCCCTTTTCAAAGTGTCCATAGCCAAGTTTGCAGTTATAACCCGCAGGAATTTTCCATCTCCGGGGTTAATCCTCCAGTCTTCGCTTACCTTGATAAGTGATCCGGTTGCCATATTATCCCCCTGTCGTCCTGACTTCATAGCCGACAAGCTCACCATGGGTTTCCAGGGGACGTACCAAAGAGATGGTGAAATAATCACCAGTCTTCAAAATACGGTCTCCTTTCTTCGGTGGTACAGGAAAACCTTTGGACACCAAGTCTGCATATTCCAAAGTAAACCGGGTATCCTGTTGACTTATTTCATGTGCCACAGGAGACTCTTCCGCATACCGGCGGAGAACTGTGATGGGGATCTCAAGCGCGGGGGGTCCGATCCGGATCAGTGTCGCAGGCATACCGTGCCGGGCGAACGAACGGGCGAAAGTGATTCTACCTTGAGCCATTTATCCCCACCCCTCTGATTCTTTGCGTTTCCGAATCGCGTTTAATTTATCAGCGATGTCCTGGGCTTCTTTCCTGGTCTTCTTGGTGAATTTGCACAGCCCTCCATAAACAACTTCATAGTAAATACCATACGGTTGTTTAATTGGTTCCACTTTGTACACGGCTGTAGTCATTATCCAAATACTCCAAACGCTCGTTCTGATCTGAACGTGTCCAAGAGATTCGCATAAGGGGAAAGGATTTTTGGGGTTAATGAACTGCCCCCTCCAGAAGATACATAATCTTCAGGTGCGAAATAGGCCAACGTAGTAGCCCCATCGACCCGTTCCGATTTAATCGGGCCAAGTTCAGAATCAGTATCCCGGTTGCTATACACGGTCTTCACGGCTTCCTTTATAACATAATCCACCATCGGCGGTATTGGATCATACCCACCAGTATAAGTGAACTCAAAGTCCCCACTTCGGCTAATGGTTAAATACAATAATCCGAGATCCCCGTCCAAGGTGTAATCGGACTCACCCAAGGTAGTTCCATTGGCCACTACCAAGCTCACGGCTGACACCGGGTAGTGCTTCAGTAGGAAAGTGTCAGTATCATCCACATGCACAAGTGTCTGGACAACCTCGGCTTCTGGGAAGGCGCGTTGGCAGTATTCCTCAACCGCCTGAATAACGGCAGCCAGGACCAGGGTCAAATACGCATCGTCTGCCGGGGTGGTAATCCCGAGGTACGACTTTATATCGGTCAATGTTGGGTAGCCCATTCAAGCCTCCAGTAAATTAAATGTGTCGAGCCTCCGGAAATCATACTTCTCTTTATACCCGGACTTCTGCCAATGGGGCAAATCCCAGCCCCACATATCATATCCGTTTTCAATATCCTCTAACCCGTGCGCCCGTATGACTTCCTTGATTGCGACAATGACTTTTTTGCAAGGTTCTTCCTCCCATCTTGCTGCACCGTTTATCCATGGGACCAAATCAATCGCAAGACCATAAAGGTGGTAACTGTCCATGGTTATACTAGCACCAGAGTTGACCATTTCTCTCTGCTCTTCGTCCGTCCGTACCCCATCAAAAATAGTGAAGTCCTGGCTGGTAATTTTTATTGCTTCCGTTGCAATAAACCCTAGTTCTGGGTAAACCCCAATCAGATTAGATAACGACTTGCGGCCTAAGTAGAAATTACTCATTTCCCAACACCCCTCTTTCTAGCCACCTGAGCCGGGAGTTTATTTCAAGATGATCTGCGGCATTGTCATCTTTACACTCCACTATTGATGTTTTTATAGATCCTCGATTTTCATCAATATAACGCATTATTTCTACCTTATCCTCCCTCGCATCATCCTTAGTGTGTCTTTTCCCAACATCTTGAAATTTGAGCATGTGTGCTATTTGCACTTTGACTGGTTCTAACTTCAAATCAACCAACCCATCCATGCTGTCATGAAAATGTTGCATTGCCTTTATTTGATTTTGGAGTGGAGTGATTCGCATGACACTTCTTTCATCCAAATTATCATACGCCCAGGCAAAAAAAGCACCGCTGGGAAGTAATAAACCAATCACCATCCCTAAAATTGTAGCCCACATCCGCCAGTCCGGATTCGTCCGTATTTTTTCAGCAACCATCCCCACTCCAAACAACAACATGTTCTTTTTGCCTAGTAACAAAAAGCCAACTTCACCTAGATTATGATCGAAAATCATTACTCCCCTCTACTTACACGGGTCCGCGCAAATGCGGCGAAATAACTACATCCCGAGGCGTAGCATAAGACGAGGGTAAGCGCTCCTGTAAATCCAATCCGCCGCGTCTAAGCGCCTCCATGACAAGTTCTGAACAGAACCACCGATCATCTGCTGGCGACTTCCTACGAGTCAAGAAACGAACAATCCCCCGGTAGTCATATTTTTTACCAAGCTGGGATTTCAGGAAGTCCATTGTAGCCAGTGAGTCATATTCACTTTCGATTTCAAAAGTGTCAATGACTGTACCGGATTTATGCGCTTCCGTGGGCGAGGCAACATGCCGGACGCCCAACAGCGCCCACGCCTCAATCACCGTGCCATCATCCAGCAGAAAAGCAACATGACTGTAATCAGAACGAGTCTGGATTTTAATCAATTTGGAAAAGATCGACCTTCCTTTGTATGCGAGTATTTTCATGGCATCACCCCCGGCAACCGCTCAACAAGTCCGTTTATCGCCTCGAAGGCATCACCAACTGGAGAAGACCCCCCGGCCTCAACCTCCAGCTCACAATCGCTTGTTATCTTTACCTTAACCCCAGGAACTTCTTTCGCAGTTGTTCCATTGACAGTACAACTTTTAACCCCGTCGGGGCTCACAGTATTTTCATAATGATAAACTGCGCCCCCGGTATGAGCCTCACCATACGGTGAAATTGACTCGCACGCACTGAGGACCAACGCAAATACAGCAACAATCCAAAATTTAATCATGATACATCCCACCTCTGTTATTTTCAGAACACCCTGCAAGGCAAGCAACTATTATCACGGCAAGCAAACACAAGCCCAACACGATCCATTCAACCATCTTTATCCTCCGCGAACAGTCGCGGCAACAACACCTTCCCATCTTCCAGCAAGTGAATCAGCCCCGAGGACCAACAATACGACCTTGTAAATTTCTCCTGCGGTTATCCCTGAAATTGGGTTAACCGTTTTAGCATATTCCCCATCACTATCGGTCACATAAGCCAGGGTCAAAGGCCAAGTTTCCCCAACCACTTCAGCGTCCGCACTGTCATACACCGTCACGGTAACAGTCGCATCGTTTACATAGATTGGATCGACCAGGGGATTTGTTATGATCGCCTGGAAAGATAGCGAGTTATCAGGATGTAAGGCTAAGACGAAGGACATTGTGTAACCTCTAAATCGGCATCAAGTGCCGGCTCTATAATAACACTAGAATCTAAAACGGGATATGTGGAAAGGCCACCATTCAGAATAGGAGAAACAGACACGCTGACACACAGGAATCCATTACCCGCAATCGGGATAACTCTCCACTGTCCTGCGAAAGAAGCCTGACCGGCGAATGCTGCAATTGCGGGATAGTTGTACTTTGCAGTACCAAGCCCGGTTAAAGACCCGGCGGCCACAAAGTTGGCCTGTCTAAAATAAGTAGCGGCTCCAGATAATCCTACCGACGATCCGCCGCCGAAACTTGCCCCAGCTCTGCGTACAACTTTCGCAGTTGTTTGAAGGGTGGAAGTGGCCAGGAAAGAAGCGACGCCGGCTGTATCCGAAGACGTTGACCCGACAGCAGAGAAAACAGAAGACCCGTTAAACTCCGCCGTGGAAGCACGAACAGCTTGGCCAGCCAGTGATAATGTCCCGGCACCGGTAAAGGCCGCAAAGGCCGCCCTGGTAACACTGGAATTAGCTCCGGTAAATGCCCCAACACCTGAGAATAAGGCATTACCAGGGTTAACCCCTACCAGATCTCCAACCGCAGCAAAAGATCCATCTCCCACAAAGGCAGCAGAGGCCGCCCGGGTAACACTGGGATTAACTCCGGTAAATGCCCCAACACCTGAGAATAAGGCATTACCAGGGGCAACCCCGGATAATTCACCAACCGCAGCAAAAGATCCATCTCCCACAAAGGCAGCAGAGGCCGCCCTGGTAACACTGGAATTAGCTCCGGTAAATGCCCCGGTGCCTGAGAAGGAAGCACTCCCAGGGAAATAGCTAAGATATTCACCAGATGCAAGAAGTGAACCAGACCCGGCAAATAAGCTGCCGGCCTTGTTGATCTTGCTTCCGGCAGCAGAATAAAGCCCCTGACCGGCAAAAGCGGCAACCCCTGACCGATTGGTAACCGGTGCGCCTGCAAATGCGCCTGAGCCTGCAAATGCGCCTGAGCCTGCCCTATCTACCGCCGGGAGAGCGCCGAAGGACGCACCGCCGACAAACGCACCAACACCATCGTAAATTTTGACCTGTTGACCTGTTGCAGATAAGAACCCGGCAGCAGAGAAGGAGGCCGCCCCGGCATGAGAATAACCCCCGGTGGCCGACAAAGAACTGGCGCCGACAAAGGCCGCCGTGCTTTCATACCTTACCTTTGCGTCACCGAGACCGGCGAACGAACCTACGCCTGCAAAGGCCGCAGTTCCCTCATACCTGACAATGGCATCCCCAACGGCGGCCATGGTTCCGGATGCCGCAAAGGTTGCAGTACCGTCGTAAGTGGTTGCCCCGGTGTAATCCACATTCCATTCAACGGCGCCGACTTCAATAGTTGTTTCTTGTGCCGGTGGATGCGTGTCAGCATCACATTCCATTATCAACCGAACATCTGTATCGGCGGCTTGGGAAGAAAGAAGGCTGGCATCCCAAGTCAGAGATATGACCTGCCCACCTGAACTAGTGGCAATGACGTTGCCGGTTTCGTCGTATAGCGTTGCTCTTAGTGTGGCCCCTTCATACAGATAGAATCTTAGCCTGTCTGGATTTCTTGTGCCGAAAGTTGCACCTACTTGAACCCGAAATTCTTGCAGACCAGCACCCGTGGTTAATGAACCAGCGGCATCAGGGAAGTCTACTTCCAGATAAGTATTCGCGTCCCCATCAGGTGCATTCAGCCAATTACTATCCGGGCTATCCGGATCATCCTGAATATCTGAAACCGTACCAGAGAGATTAGTCTGGACAAGCAGGACATCGGGGCTTAGGGTTTCAGCGGCCATGGTTTAACTTTTTGGCTCTTCCACTTCTTCAGGGCAGAGAGCAATAACGTCGCTACAAACATACACTTCAATCCCCGACTGAGGAGGCGCTGGAACCTCCTCACACGCCTTGGTGCTGGTAGGTAGTGCATAGACACAGCCATCCTCACCAATGATGAGATTTGGATTTCCTTTCTTCCCGCCTTCACCGGCAGCAAGGCCAGAAAGACCCAGGAAAATAATCATAAGAAACGCCCAATACATTTTCATTTTATGTTCCTCTAATAATTTACCGGCACATCAGACGCGATACTTGTTCCTCTCACTGTCAGTAACGCCGGTTTTAGGTGGCAAATAGGGATCACTTGTTGCAGCACTCAGAAAGTTCTGATAACTGTTATCAGGAACCGATTGGCCATACAAGACAATCTTCCACCCTGGCGAAAACATATAAAGGTACAACCCCGCATCGTTTACGTTGATCCACCTGAACCCATCGTAAACCCAGTAGGGGCCGCCCTGCTCAATCTTCCGGCCAACCTCGGAGTCTTCCACCACAACCATCTGAACCCCGGCTTTAGGGGCCGCGTCCGGTGTACCGTCTTCATCGCAGTAGGTAGACCCGTCTGCATAATAGATCTTGTACTTCGGTGGTTTCGGACGACTCATATTGGCCCGGGCTTTATATACCCGTCCCATTATGTTTCAGTCACAGATATATCACCGGCATCAAATTGATAACTGTCGCCATCGCCCAATGTCGGACCACCAACAGAATCTTCGTAATACTGCATGTTCCCGGCACTGGATTCATCCATTACTGCGTGACCGTCGATTGCAGACCAAGCACCACCGGCAGCCGTGAATTTAACTTCGCCGCCATTCAAAGCAACCCCGTCGGATGGGGCATTCAGGCCAATAGCGATACGGGCATACCCGTTACCACTCAGCTCGACGCCGCCGCCAGCTTCGCCAGGGGCGGTACTGAAAAGAGCGATATACGCGCTCTTCGTTGTTTCACCCGTGCCTCTGCAAAAGTGATTAATTACTGCATTTTCATGGGTATCAGTTTTACCGGAAGCCATTTCATACTCCTTACAATTTCAAAAAATAAACCAGACGGTCATTTTACATACTCAGAACGACTCCCGTCGGTGTCTCGTTCTATGTGAGCATCTACAAAAGTTGCTCTAATATCACCACTTTCACCATCTGTCCTGGCCAACTGGAATTGAACAGTGGCACTTATTCCAGCGTCCGTCATATCAACATCGGCCAACGGAGTGATTTGATTCAAAACCCCAGAGACATAGGGAAACACGTTGTTTGCTTCACTAGTCGCAATTACCACAGTCGTCCATGTTGTATTTTTCGCCGCGCTATTCTTTTGCACTCGGTATTTGAGCGTAAATTCCCTTTCTGTTGCATCGGGCTGTTCCCAATGAATGTGCAATGCCATTATCCCATCGACGATTGCAGCATGGGGGTATTGGAAATTGAAATTAACAATATCCGCCTCAGTGGAAATAGAGCCTCCAGGCAGAAAGAGAATAGCATTCTCCGTGTAATCATAGGCCACCTTTCCACTGGTGGAGGACAATCGTTTACCGGTCAACGAACCAACCAAATCATCCCAGGTTGTCGCATCTCCGACGCGCACGGCTGTACCGTCCTCTTCAATCTTAAACCGATTGGCCCCTGCGCCAAATCCTGTATTCTTCGCGTATTCGTTAATTTCTCTCATTCGTACACCAGGGGCTCCCCGTCCTCAGTGACCAACAGTTGACCTGTGGACCCATCGAACAAGTAATTCATATCCTTACCATGCCCAACGGCTCCGGTTACATGAAGAGGCTCCCATCCTTTGCCTTCGCCTGGAACACCGTCACCGGTAGTAGCAATGTACACCGAGTTACGAAAGGCTACTATATCCCCAGGGCTATACTTGGCCTCGGTAGTAAATCGACTACGCCATTGATGAGTCCCTGCGATCGGTTCATTCAATGCTTTGTTGTACACCGTGGTCAGCATATACCGGGCGACCTGGGATGAAATCAGCCGGGTGGAACTCGACTTATCCACCGGCGGAAGTGAAATTCCAATCGACTGGAAATCACCATCTGGAAATTGCATGGTCCGGAGATCCACCAGCATAAACCAATCCGGGGAATCATTCTTTGGAACGGAGTCTTTATTATCCCGTACCGCCAAAAATACCCTGGAGGTATAAACAACAGCGGACCCCTTGGAAATGTGATCCCCGTACACAAACATCCCTTGCCATAGAACTTTTTGGCTTTGGAGCATAGCGGACTTTACAATAGATTGAAGGTTGGCCTCTATCCAAGTGATTCCACGTTGTGCATAGATTGTGAAATCAGACATTGAGACTCAGCCTGCTAAAATAATCATCCACTTGCTTTATGGTCAAGTCCAGGGTCGCCTTTGCATCCCGAGCAATCAATTGAAACACCTTTTCCGCTACAATTTCCTCATCAGCATCCTTTCCATCTTTGCCTGGAGGACCAACGTGCGTAGTATTCCTCCATTGCTCTTTGCCTTTAGTAGTACCGGGCTTATGTAGAATGCCATCCTTGAGTGCCCGCCATGTACAGCCGGACTCCTTAACTTCGTCGAGGGAGGACCGATAAAGCCGGGTCTCCTCGTATTTTGGGTGGAAGGTTACACTTTCCCCAGGTTCTCCCTTCTCGCCGCGTAAGGAGGACGTTTTAACCACGGCGCCGGACGAAACTGTGAGTGCCAAGCAATAATCCTTGGACTCCACGGACCCAATTCCATTGGCCAATAGCTCCCAATCGTTTGAATTAAAGTTCGGCTCTTTCGTAGTGGTTCTACGGGCTTGCCATGTTCCTCCGGAAATTGTGACAACTTCGCCGGGCGCATGTTTTCTTTCAGTCCATTCGGAAATTGCAGCGAGGAGGCCACGTTCTCCCTGGTCCCCTTGTTTCCCAACTTTTCCTTCTTGGCCAATGTCGCCACGTTCACCTTGTTCGCCACGGTATCCACGATCTCCATTCCTCCCGTCTTTGCCGGGATGTCCACGCTCACCCTGACCACCTTGGGGGCCGAGGTCGCCACGGTCTCCCGGTGAGCCCTCTTTTCCCTGTGGTCCAGGTTGTCCCAGTTGGCCGGGTTCACCCTGGTCGCCTTGGGGGCCGAGGTCGCCACGGTCTCCCGGTGAGCCCTCTTTTCCCTGTGGTCCAGGTTGTCCCAGTTGGCCGGGTTCACCCGGCTGCCCAGGTTCACCAGTCTTACCAGTGGTTCCGCGTTCGCCCTGGCCGCCCTGGCCGCCCATGTCCCCCTTTTCTCCGCGTTGGCCAATATCGCCCCGTTTTCCCTGTGTACCAACTTCGCCTTGCGGACCAGGATCTCCCCGGAAAGAATCGCGCTCTTTCATCAAGGCCAACCGAGTATCATGCACCCGGTCCACGATGAGGGTTTTAAGCTCTTGTTGGCTTAGGGCCGCAGAACTGTCAATCTTGGAAACATGATCCACAACATCATCAAAGATTGCTTGCAGATCTTTTACATCGTCCTGAAGAGGCTTCATTACCTCATGTAGAAATTTTGCTATCGTTTCTGCTTTCATGCTCGTCCGCCTTGGATCAATGTGAACTCGCGCCGGAGCGCATTTTCAAAATCTTTATCATCTGAATCATCCGAAGAATCATCATCCGGATCTGACCCTCCGGTTGCATCCTCAACCTCTTTAATCGCGTCCATGCCGAGCAGGCCAAGCGGCCAATTTTGACGCTGGAGATATACTTCATTTCCACCTTCAACTGGAGGCAGGTTCTCCTTGGCTCGGTTCTCGTTTACCGTGATGCCAGCCGATAGTGCCTTAGCATATCCTTCCATTCGAGTGGTGAATTCTGACCGGATAACACCCCGTTCTAAATCAAATTCCATATATTCAGACCCAGAAGTTGTCATCCCGAAAAAATCATCAAGGGAGGCTTCGATGTGTTCGGTAAGGAATCCCAGAATACCGGCCTGAAAACCCTTCTGCATTTGCTCAACATTGGTGTAGGTGGCCTTTGTCAGATCACCCAACATATAAAGCGGAACCCGGAACACCATGGCAATATCAGCCACGGTCATCTTGTAGGTTTCAATCAACTGGGCATCGGCAGCACTCAGGGTCATCGGGTGCCAAGTGAACCCCTGGTCGAGTACCGCCGTTTTACCAGCATTCTGCCCGGCAGACCCATCGCTGAACGCAGCTTTAAGCCGTTTCAAAGTCACTTCGCTAACTTCATTCGGGGCAGAAAGAATACCGGATGGACGGGACATATTTCCGAAAAATGCAGTCGAATCCCGTTGGATATTCACCCCTTGGGCTACTGCATACGATAGGCCGGCAAGCAGGCTTTCCCCAATGAGCGGGTGCCTGGGGGTGTCCAGCTTTATATGGAGAACGTCCCGCTGTGGAACCAGATACTTCTCTGGCATATTTTGAATCATCGCCATATCAAGATCAGTCTTAATCAGCGAATAAAAAATATCCCCGGTATCTGGGGACACCCAGGGCATACACTCAGAAGAGGGTCGCGGGTGGAGTTTTATAATGCGGCCTGAATCATTCCGTTCCGCAAACACATAAGCATTGCCGGACAATACCAACTGTCCTACCATCATCAAAAAGAAATCGGATCGAGTCTGATAGTGGTTCGGCTTCCGCATCAACCGGGAGACCGAACTTCCCCGCAACGGGGTTCTGGAATTATCATCCTTTAAGCGAAAGTGCTCAATCCTGAGCTTGGCCACCTCTTGAGCAAGGATAGTTGTGCAGGCGAAAACGGCAGCATGGGCTTTAGCTGTGTGGGGGTCCGGCGGCGTACCTCCTTTCTGGAACCACTGGGCATCGTAGCCCTCTGTCCCAGGCCAACTAAGCCAGTTCTTAAACTCACCAATTGGTTTAGTGGGTTCTACAACTTCCTCGGATTCACCAACTACCTTGGTCTCTTCCATTACGCTGCACCATTCGCCCGGGCTCTTTCCATCTCAATCTTTGTTCTGCGCTTACGCTTTACCGGCAGAGGGGCGTCCTCTGGCGCTTGCGCTTGCTTGGCCTGCATGTCCCTGCGGGAATAAGTGCCAAGGGCATCATATTCACCATTGAAATCTTCCGCCTTTCCAACCCGCACAAGGTAGTCCCTGACTGGCTGATTAACTTCAACAATCGTGCCGGGCGGTAATAATGTAGTTCCCAGACAAAATCCCTCTTCTACAATTTTTACTCGGATTGGCATGATTAAGTCACCGTGTTGGTTACAACTGCGTCGGTAAGATCCGCAACCGGGGTATCACCTTCACCAGAAGCCAACAGATTCCCTGTATCAGCATCATAGCTGAATAACACAGCTTCCCCAGCGGCAACTGGTCCGGCCAGGGTCAGAGTCAGGGCATCACCGGCAACAGCAGCATTACTGACAACAATGGGAGCGGCATCTGCCGTTATAGTCATACCAGTCTCATCAGTTACCGCAAGAGACCCATCGAAGTTGATAACGACTTCAGAAGTGTCCAGATCGGAAACCAAACCAGATTCAAATTGTGGTGCAGGTACATCTTCCCCGGCACCATCCCAGGGTGAAGTTGCTGCGGTTCCAGCGGAGTCAGAATAAAAACCGTAACCGTGGTCGCATACCCATTTGGCTGTGACCAAATTACATTGCCAAACATCCCCATCACTCAGAAGGTCCGGCAGGAAAGAAGCATTCGTAATTTTCGTATAGTGCATCATCGCCTCACTTTAGTTTAGAACCTGTCCCAAGGATCTCCCTGGGACAGATTACAAGGTCATCTTAAATCAGATGAACTGAGTCAGACTTACCAACTTACGCTAGTGAGAACCTCAGTAGCCTGGGCGCGACGGGCCGCCCAGTCTAGTGTTGTCAGCGCACGAATTGCTACCATATCCATCTGGAACATGGACTTGGCCTGGGTCGCTGTTGTCGGCGTATCCAGGGAACCCGCTGGGGCATCATCTACTTCCAAAGAGGCATCCATGGAGATGCTGATCTGCGGAGCCAGCTCAGAAGCGATAACAATGCTCGGAGCATGAACCAACATAACAACAGTGGCCGTAACCGTGTTGGAAGTCAGAACTGGATAACCCATCAGAGTGCCTGAAGCCAGTTCATCACGGAAGGCGTATGTGCCGAGGCCGTCACGAATGAGAGACAGGGACAATTTACGAGCAGGATTCATCACCCAAACGCGACCAGCGTCGGTCAGGTTGTTGGTGTTCATTGCACCAATAACCACCTTTAGATCCGCAGTAATCAGATCCAGAGTATCACCACCGGAGGCGGTAGACGAACTGTCAAAGGTTTGGATACCGGCAGGGCTCACGCCCGCACTTACCGCATCAGCAGATACATACTTGGTATCAATGCTCTGGGAAATACCGGCAATCAGATCGTCACGGATCAGAGCCAACGCGGACGGGTCCGAACGCCTGAGAGTCTCAGCAGTCGAAACTACAATAACTGCGTTCTTTTTCGGGTCCAAAGTAACATCGTCGAAAGCCAGCGCATCAACAGGGATGGCAGAACCTTCACCCACCCAGTTACCAGAAGTTCCACCGGTTTGACGCGGGACTTTGATTGAGCCGTACCCGTCGAAAGACATTCTCCGAACAGATGGGAAACCAGCAACAATGGACACGTTACGCAATAGCTCAATGAACGCAGCAGAGGCTTGGTTCACCTGTACCAGCTCAGCAGCCCAACCGCTAGTGGTTGAGTCAGCAGGGGCAACAGCGGCACGATGTACAATGTCAGCAGGCATCAAGAAGGTCTTGGCCAACAGTTCATCACCCAACGAATCCTTGGAATACTGAGCAGCCGCATAACGGTTTCCGCCAGTAATGAACAATGCGTGAGCCTGCTTTGCAAAAAACAAGGAGGCATCTGCATCTTTTACCGGGCTACCACCTGTGATTGGAGTAGCAGGAACAGGATAGGCAGCCATGGGAGCAGGAGCAGGAGCACCAGGAGCACCAGGAGCACCAGGAGCAGCGGGCGCGGCGCGTTGGGAAACCAGCGATTCAGTTTCTTCCAGATCCGCTTTACGCTTTTGCAGAGCCGCAATTTCAGTGATCGCAGCAGAACGAGTGGCAGCTTCATCTTCAGAAAAGCCACGGTTTTCACTTTCGACCAGGGTTTGCAGGGTTTCGATTTCAGTTAATTTTGCTTCGATTAAACCCTGAAGGTTTTTGATTTTTTCGCCAAACATGAGAAATTCTCCTTAAAATGGCATTAAATGAATGGATTTATCTGCTATGTCGCAGTTGTAGATTTTCCAATTCAAATCTGGCATTTTGTACATCCATTCGCCCTTTGTCGGACTGGAAGAACAAATCAAGATCCTTGTCGGAGAAGTTGAAACCCTTGGCCACCTGGAGCGCATTCGCGTTCGCAGGAATAGGCACAAGGGACAATTCCAAAAGCTCTTGCTTCAAAAACTTAGTGCCAATATAACGACCTTCGTCATCATATATAGGCTCTCGACTGATAGGCATGAAGCCCACAGATACGGCTTTCAGGAAGCCAGCTTTCAGGAAGTTAAAGCATTTGTCGGCAAAGTCATCCATCCCGAGAGGGGTAAATTCAACATCTGCCATGAAATTTTTGCCCTTCTGCCAAGTTTTAGAAACCCGACCGATGGGAAGTTGGTGCGATTTGTGACCGAACAGAAATTGGGGGTTTTCTTTGAAGTTGGTTACATCCCAACCTGAAGCAACAATGATGTCACCGTAGCGATCAATGGATTCGTCCGAAGCTATAAACCGGGCGGTCCTGTCACTCTCGTTAACCGATTTTATAAGGGTCGCTTTGTAGACTGGGTTTTGATCGGGCATCGTGACCTCGGGTTAGTACCTTGGCCGGATGCACCGTTGCCTCGTTGTCTTTCTGATTTTCCGGGTCTGCGTCTTGGTTTCTTCATAACCGTTAAGACCCTCGAAAGAATGGAGTTATGTAGATAATATGGCAGACATAGTTAAGTGTCAACATTATATAAACAATACCTCTTCAACTGTATCCAGATATGAACCATCTTTTATTACATCCATAGTTTTTGACGCCATAGCCAAGGCAACCGCGAGGTCAATCTTTTGGTAAGACCTCTTTTTATCCATCTTCCGATTATTCGCGGCATCCTGGGTAATGACCACGTTGGAAATATTCCAGGTCAGCACCGGGGAATTCCCATGCCACATCATATCATCGTAAACAGCGGATTCTAAACAATCCACAGCCGGGGACATAGAAATGTAACCCTGGATAAACTTTTCGACTTTTGAGAACCGGGTATCTGCACCGGCGTCTTTTAGAGATTTTTGTAAGTGTGGCCATTTCCAGGGATCAACTCCGCCGGTGGCCACAGTCAAATCATAATCATCCACAACCTTGACCATCCACTGAGCCACCCAGTCAAAGTCGAGAGAGTTTCCCGACGGAGTTAACAAGTGCCCGGTTTCGACCCAACGGCGATAATCAACCTTGTCCTCCTCTTGCCTTTCTGCCAATGCTCCCTTGGGTAAAAACGCAGTAGGGACCACAATTATCTCACCTTCGACCTCCGGGTTATAGGCAGTAAATACGATACCGCACAAATCTCGACGCTCGGCTATGTCGATCCCAATGGCAACCTTTAATCCGCGCAAATCTTCAAACGTGGGTTCCCGATCATGGAGTTTATCTAACCATACATCCCGTGACAGGAAAGATTGTTCTGCATCAACCCGTTGGTTGAGTCTGAGATTGAAAAAATTAGACCTTGCGCCCGGCATAGCCTCGGCTTTTTTGGCGGCAATCCTAAAATCATCAAGGTTGAGGAACTTCCCGAGAGCAGGGTTCCCTTTATACCAATTCGCCTCTAACCAAGGATCGTCCTCCGGGGGAACAGAAAAGCGCATTAAGTATTCGCTTTCGTCATCTGGGTTGTTAATGCAGTAGTCCACCATCTCAGCAAACAAATCTTGGTCGCTAGGTGCCTCAGTGCTCAGGATCAACATCAGCGGATCGGAATGGGCTCCCTGGGCAGTCATCATTGCATCGTAAAGCTCCCGGTCCTGGCGGAACGCCCCAGCCTCATCGAAGAAACAAATGGCCGGGGACTTCCCCAACTGGGAACGGTGATCTGCTGAGAGAGCTGTGTAATTTGATCCGATCTCCAAATCAATCAAGTGCTTCTTGGAGTCCACCGATTTTATCCGGTCGGTAAGCCGGTGATTCATTTTAACGTAGCCGTTGGCGTACCTATAGATAACGGCAGCCTGATCCCGGGTTAAAGCAATAGAGGATATTTCTGCATTTCTGGCAGAAAGTGGTCCGGAAAGAGCCGCTATAACCAAGGCTGCCATGAAAGCGGTTTTACCGTTCTTCCGGCCAATGGTTAAAATTCCTTCTCTCACCCGGCGGCGCCCGGTTATCCGATCAACCCGGAAAACGTCCAGAATATACTTTTTCTGGAAATCTTCCAGCCGCAAGGGTTTACCAACGTGGGTTCCTTCCGGAATTATACAAACCGCCTCAATGAACTTAATCGTTCGTTCGGCAACTTTATAATCGAATTCTTCCCGGTTATAGGGATATTTCATTACTGGTTAATGGGCAAATAGGCTATCTATATCATCACCCTCTGTTTCCAGGCCGGGTAGTAAATCAGATCCAACTTTCTTATTTGTCTGCTGAATCCGGGTGGATGGGCAGATTCTTAACCGCATAGCTAAATTACTCAGTGTGCCGGATAAGGATTTATGGATAGCAATTGACGGGTGGGCGGCCACTTTCCCATTATCTGACAATATCCACATATCATGTTCTTTCATTCCTTCCATGGCTCGTTGTTGCTGGACGAAAGATTGACAGAACCCAATCATCAAAGGAACGTCCGAGGGAATAAAATGTTCCGCGTCACAAGAATTTACCATTTCATTCCAAACGAATTGCTCTGCTGCGTTTAAGCCGAAAGGTGGGGAAAGCCGCTTACGAGGGATTACTTTCATATTATCACCGTGGTAGTAAGTACCGGATTTAGTTAATACATTTGCCAAGAATAACAGATTTTAGCAAAACAGAACTGATGTCAACCATTTAACTGTTCCACGAGATGTTCCACAGGAGCAACGAACCCTGTGAAATTACTCAAAATAACTAAATTTAATCTACGAAAATTACTCTTTGTCAACAAAATTAACTTTTTTGAGTAAGCCTAAAAACCGATCAATGCGGAACTCTATCCTTGAGGACGCTCGTGCCTCCG